GCAACATTTTTAGCATCTCTTACAATAGTTTCTTGATCATTGTATTTGATATACTCTTTTGTAGTATTTCTTTGATTGAACAAAGAACGCATGAATGTTTGTCTAGTAGCTAATTGACCAACACCAGGAACCATTTCAGCAAAATCAGTACCACTATCAATATCAGCAGCAGATTGAGAAGCCTTAATTTCTAATCTAATATTCTTTTGACTAGATTCAGAAAGTTTTTTTAACTCATCAGATTTTTCAGTTAAAGCATTATAAAGAGCAGTTTTAAAAGATACACTTTCGCCTACTGTTTTAGCTTCAACTTCTTTAGCTAATTTAGCAATCATTCCACCTTGTGTTTCAAGGCTAGATTTCATTGCAGAAATGTTAGCATCCTTAAGAGCTTTAATTTCTAATTCTAATTCATCGGTTTTAGCACCTTCTTTAGTTTTTTCTTCTACCAATTTATTGATAGATTTTGTTTGCCATTCTAATAATTCAGCAAAATACTTTGCATTATCTTCTTCAGTTAGCTTTGCTATTTCTTCAGAAGATTTCACTTTAAATTCTTTCATTTTTATAATGTTTTGAAAGGTTAGTAATAAAATTAATTTGTTTTGATCCTTCTTCATCAGTATCATTATTAGATGGCTGAATTTCTTCAGTATCCTTTTCTGATGGCTCGACTAATTCCAAATCGGTAATAATTTGCTTCATCTGTAGTAACTCCATCATTAAAGATGACTTCATTACCTTAGATTCCACGCTTGATTTAAGTTGTATTTTTAAGTTATCTAACCTATCATATAAATTAGATTTAATCTTTTCATTTTTATCTTTTGACTTACTACCTATTGTCGGTGTAAGTTCATTAGCACCATAAGAAACTACGCTAATCTCAAATAATTCAATCTCTTTAATTACCCAGAAAAAACCAACTTCATCAGCCTTTTCAGGATTCAATGCTTTAGGGTAAAATTCATCCCACGCTTTACGTTCGACTTCATTAGTAGAGTTTGCAACAGCCTTAACTAAATTAACATATCTGAAACCGATTGAATGATTATCATATAATCCTTCTTGGTAGTTTATTAAATCATCATCACCTTTAGATGTAGATGGTATATGACTCTCACAATACAAAACATCTTTACCATCAATATTTCTTTCTTCAATTAAATCAAATCTACCTACTACATTCTTAGTATTTAAAACATGATCCGATTGATGCTTAATTTTTGCTGTAGCATTTGATTTAGGACCTCTATCATTAATTGACTTTAAAGAACATCCAGCAATTAGCATATCTTGATCAGAATCAATAAAGAAGTATGTATTTGCGATAAATTCTACAGTCCTTTTATCAGCATCAACATTCTTAATAGACGCTGAACCCTCAATAGTTTTAACTCCAAAATGAGTTGACAACTTTTGTTGTAATGTTTTATTCTTCATTTGCTTGTATATTAGTAATAATTATAGCAGTTTCTTCATCAAAACCATAATTATCAATCAATAGTCTTTGTTTTCCTTCAGGGCCAATTGGCATATTTAGTATTATATTAACACCATCCATTACAATCTTATCCTTTTCGGCTTCTAATTTCTTATCTTCTTGTAGTGCTTCAATACTAGATACATCAGCACTTACTTTATAATTAGCATTATCTCTATCATTCCAACCACCAACATAAAACTTATTGAAGTGGTCCAAGTCGTTATTCAATGGAGGCATAACACCATTAACATAGAAGTCTTTAGTATCTTGTTTAGCATTATTAAAAGAAGCACCTTGTGGATCATTAAACATTCTCGACTTAACACCATAAATAGAACATAAATCTCTCAACTTCACAATACCACTTTCTAGTATCTTTAAATCTGAAGGACTCATTGCAAATTTTATGAAATCAAAATCACCTGAAGTAACTTTAATAGATCCATAGTTTTCTCCACCACCTATTTTAGTCTTCAATGCTTTGTCAATTTGATCTCCTTGTTCTTTAGTTGCTGGTCTATTACCTTTAGAACTTAATAACCCAATAGCACCTTTATTTTTTATTAAAGAAGCATCAGCTGTCAGAATCTCATTAGAAGCAGATAAAGTACGGTAAGCAGCACTTAAAGGACTAAGTCCCATTACAGAATCATTACTAGATGGATCAGGGTTAAACTTCCTTAAATGCATAACCTCTTCAATATCTAAAGGGTAATCTTTACCAGCGTAATTATATCTATATGAAATAGCTTTAGGTCCAGTAATTAAGTTTTGAACTTTAGGAGTAATAAACTGAGGTGCTAAGTTCCACCTCTCAGAAAAATGACTAGAACCAATACCTTTAACAGCGTATTGAATCTCATTACCAGTAGCTAATTGATAGACTAAAGAGGCATAAGTAAATGATTTATAATTGTTTTCTGAGTTAGGATTGTGTACAAAGTTGTAAAAATCACCTTCAGTAATAACTTCAATAGTACCATCAGATAAAGTATTTTCTATTAATACTGGTATATCTGCAGCACTTGAAGCTATTCGATTAATTATTGAAAATACATGATTGTTTTCTAAAAAGCCCTCATTAACCAACTTATCTAGTGACTTTTCACCAAAACCATAATTAGATAAGATACTCATAAATGGCTTTTCACCATCTACATTATAGCTATAATTACCAGTAAGAGCCTTGTAAGCGTTCTTTAATCTTGACATTTATAAATTTTAGTGGGTCGGTATCTATCCGACAATTACCAAATTGATAATACAAATTTAACTAAATTATTTAGATATTTTTTAAGTTATCCAAAAACTATTTTCTGAACTCAGTTCATCATATGCATAACGAACCGCATCAATAACGTGATTATATTTATCCACAGGTGTATTAGACTTCTTATCACTCCAAACATAATTGTTTAATTCCCTATGAAAATCAGTATCTTTTTCTTCTGATACGATTGTTTTCTCATTCAATCTAGCTAATCCATTTTTTACTGAATCTTTACCCTTTCTACATCCTATTATATTAAATCCTTCTACCTGGAGTTCTTCTATTAATCTTGGTTCAGCACAATCAGCTAATATTAAATCACTTTTATCAACTGTTTGCTCTAAGAATTTAATTATATCATTTGTTGACATTGCAACCCTATGAAGTTTCAAATCAGTATAAATGTTTTTTTCATCTTGTGATACTTTTACTAATGTTGTTGGATCATTAACATATCCAAAATCCATACCATAAACAAAAGGTTGTGATTCGTCCATTTGACCAATCCTCCAATCTTCAATAACACAACCCTCCATTCTATCTAACCAACCACCCATTACAATATGCTTATATCTTGTTGGTTTGTTTATTTTCATATCCTCAAAGCTCCTTATAATATCCTTAGGAACAAATTCTAGACAATCTAAGTAAGAAGTATGAATATAACATACATTATCTTTAACACCATTAAATCCAGCATCAACACCTTTAGATTCAAAGAACTCTTTATAAATCCAATGCTCTTTAGTTGTTGGATTAAGTATTAATACTTTTATGTTTGGTTCTTCGTCAAAATCATTATTACCCCTAATTGATAAACTTACTTTTTCATAAGTATCATAATCTGGTATTTCTTCAGCTTCTTCAACTAAAAGAACTGAAAAATCTTTTAATGATTTTAATGATGCCGTTTGAACATTTGATCCAGTTTTAAAACCTTTGAATACTATTTTCGATTTATTTATTGTGCTATCTATTCTATTTTGAGTTACATCAAAGTAATCATCAAAACCTAACAATTTTATCTTTTCTTCTACTTCAGGGAATGTAGAATCTTTACCACTAACACTAGTATATCGACCATAAAGAATACGATGTTCTAATTTAGCAGCCCAATTAACCGAAGCGATTGCAGCAGTATAAGACTTTGAAGAAAAACGGCCACCAGTTAAAATGAATGTATCTACTCCTTTGGGCCTTGTAAATAGTGGTTTATATTTTTGACTAATTCCTATATTCAATCTAATTGATCTTCAAAATACATTACTACTATATCTTCATTGCTTTCATCTTCATCGATTAGAAACTTTCCAGCATTAATTTTATCATTTAGAATTGTCGTTATCATCCAATCATTAATACCTTTATTATTATGTGAAGTCTTAAACATCTTACCATTATAATCAATTGTTGGCACTGTTATTTCTATTCTATCATAAAATACGCCTATTATAATATACTCATTAGTGAATATTTTATTCTTTGAATTTAACTGATAACTCTCGTTTAGTTTTGCTTTATGTATTCTTATTACATTATCGCTTTCTTTATTTCTTCCCATTACTTAAATATTATTGTAGGAACTGATACAATTGTTCCTTCAGGGTTTTCTATTACTTGTGGCGCTTTACCAAATAGATGTTCAGCTATAAATTGTTGCCCTCTTGGAGTTTGAGCGAAGTCCACCAAAAACAAAACCAATGATTCTTCATCTGTATCTTTGTGATACAATTGCCTTAGAGCCTCTTTCATTATCTCCCTACCTTTCTCTTCTTTAGCGACTGATGGTCTACCTGAATTAGGTCGTACAC